ATGGCAAAACCAAAACACGACTACGATAGTGAAGATTTCTACAAGCGCATAGAAGGTCTTGCAACGAATGGATACACGGATGAGGAGATAGCAAACGAAATTAATCTATGCAGAGAGGTATTCACTTGCATGAAAAATGGCAACTATGAGAATTGGACAGATGAAGAAAACAAAAGGCGTGGAGAGCGTATAACTAACGTCTTAGCACATGGACGGACAAGAATTGTAGCCTTACTTCGTGGCACATACATCAAGGGTGCGATTGGTGGAAAGAAGACAAAATCAAGGATAGTTAAGTTCGTACAAGATAAGTGCGAGTGTATGGGAGCAGATAAGAAATGCCCTCATTGCGGTGGCACAGGATGGGTGACGCTGACGGATAAAGCTGTGGTGCAAGAGTCCGAAATAGAGTTACCTCCTAATATGCAGGCTATTGCTACCCTACTCTATCACCACGACCCGACATGGCGCAAGATGGAGAACAAGCAGACCGATGAAGATGCTTTGTACTCCGAGAATGGTATCGACATTGATAAGTGGATGACCGATAACACAAATGAATAGAATAACCCCACAGCAGATATATGCTCCGTTGTACCATAACAAGGATAAGTTCATCATTCTTGTTACTGGTGGCCGTGGAAGTGGAAAGTCTTTTAATGTTTCCACTTTCATTGAGCGTCTACTGTTTGAGGTAAAACATCCTACTCCTGCAAAGAGAATAGTTCATCAGATACTCTATACTCGTTACACAATGGTATCGGCTTCAATGTCTGTTATCCCCGAGTTTATGGAGAAGGTGGATCTTGATGGGAACTCGAAATGGTACACGCACACTAAAACAGATGTAAAGAACCTCCGCAGCGGTGGTGCAGTCATGTTTAGAGGCATCAAGACAAGTTCTGGAAACCAAACGGCAAAGTTGAAATCTATTCACGGCGTTACAACCTTCGTAGTAGACGAGGCAGAGGAGTGGGTATCAGAGAGAGAGTTTGAAACAATCATGCTCTCTATTCGTCAGAAAGGAATACAGAACCGAATTATTATCGTTATGAACCCTACGGACAATAACCATTGGGTTTATAAGCGGTTTATAGAGAACACCCATAAGGAGGTGACGTATGATGGTGTTCCCGTCCAAATAAGTACCCACCCGAATGTACTACATATCCATACTACCTACTTAGACAACGCTGAGAACCTCTCCCATGAGTTTATTAAGGAGGTTGAGGACATGAAAGCTAACAACCCCGAGAAATACGCTCATACCGTCATGGGTAGATGGGCAGACGTTGCAGAAGGTGCAGTATTTAAGAAAATCGGAGTTGTTAAGGAGTTCCCGAAATGGTGCAAGAAGGTTGCTATCGGTGATGACTTTGGATTTACCCATGACCCGAGTGCAGGAATATTATGTGGTATCATTGATAATGACTTATACCTTGATGAACTCTTCTACCGCACGGGTATGTTGTCATCTGATATTGCAAAGGAACTCAAACGATATGGCAGCTTAAAGGTATTCTCCGAGAGTGCAGACCCCCGATTGATACAAGAGATACATAACGCAGGTATAAAGATTTACCCCGTAGATAAGAGTGGCAACTCTATCATAGCAGGAATAGATAAGATGCTGTCCTTTGACCATATCTTTGTTACAGAGCGGTCATATAACCTCCGTACAGAGTTCAGAAAGTATGTATGGGACACGGATAAGGACGGCAACTATATCAACCAACCAATAGACAAGTATAACCATGGCATAGATGCGGTTCGCTATTATGTCCTTGGACAACTATTAGGAAAGATTTTGAAACCAAAGGGCGACATGGCAGCAGCCTTTGCCCGATAAACAAGATAACGATATGTATATAGTTCAGACAAAAGATTTATTCAATTTCCGTGATGTTTTTGCATCAAACCACCCACAAGTATCATTTGATTATATGAAAGGGTTGGAAAAGCATCACGGCAAAATGTTTAGAATTATAAAACAGTAGTAGCGTATGGATAACCTTGTTTTACGTATAGGAGAAAATATAGCATGTGCTTTCACAGATGCCGCAGCAAATATGAAAGACTATGCAGTAAATATTAGAAAAGTGTTCCCACATAATAAGAAAGGATAACAATATGGTAAAGACATTAGAAGACATCCTCGCACTTGAGGACATTGATAAGAAGATTAACTACCTTAAGAAGGGCAGGCGCAATCCTCTCCCCGACACATCAGCAAATTTTGCTGATTGGGACATGGCGAAACACGACATCATGAACCCCAACCTTTACAAGAAGATTAAAGTCCTTGTAAAGATGGAGAGAGAGCATTTTGATGGCGAGAAAAAAACGACAATCCCTGCACAATATGAAATGAAAGAGCCTAACCGTATTGCACTCCCTATTGAGCAGGATATAGTAAACATCCATACCGCCTTTTGTGTAGGTACAGAACCCACGCTTGACTGTACCCCCGAAGACGATGGAGAGAAGAATGTATTTGAAACCATCAAGCAGGTATTCAAGATGAATAAACTGAAATTCCAAAATCGCAAGTTGGTCCGTTCGTGGCTATCAGAGCAGGAAGTAGCGGAGTATTGGTACGTCGTCAAGGACGATGGCTTTTGGGCACAGCTAAAGCGCAGAATTGCGTCCCTATTTGGGAATAAAGTACCAGAGTATCAGTTAAGGTCACAAATATGGTCGCCTTTCCGTGGTGATACATTGTATCCTTTTTATGATGATAATGGTAAAATGATAGCTTTCTCCCGTGAGTATAAGAAGAAAGACTTAGACGGCAACGAACACACCGTATTCATGACTATTACCGCAGATAAGGTGTATCAGTGGGAACTTGATAAGATATGGTCGGAGAATGTAGAACGCACGTTTGCACATCAGTTTCAGAAACTCCCTGTCATGTATGCCTTTCGCCCAGAGCCATTATGCGCTAAGGTTAAGCAGCTACGTATCCGATTGGAAAAATGTCTAAGTGGCTATGCTGATTGTATTGATAATCACTTCTTCCCACTCCTTATGCTCTTTGGAGAGTTGCAGCCTGACAATTTGAGCGGTGATGCAAGAAACAGAATGATGCAGCTAACGGGGGATGGTGCAAATGCGCAATACCTCACATGGAATCAATCCTCCGATCCTATCAAAGTAGAGATTGAAACATACTTTAATCAGATTTACGGACTGACGAACACCCCTCGTATATCATTCGACCAACTCAAAGGGACAGGCAATGCCCTTAGTGGTACAGCTTTCCGATATGTCTTTATGGCTGCTCACATGGCAGTACAGAACCACGCAGAGGAATTGGGAGAGTTTTTCCAAAGACGTGTTAATTTCCTCACATCTGCTATTGGTACGCTGAACACATCACTCGAAGCCGCAAGTAAGACGGTAAGCATCGAAACGGAGATTGTTCCTTTCATGATTGATAGCGAAAGAGATAAGGTTGATACAGCTGCTGCTGCCGTCAGTGGTGGTGTATGGTCAATGGAACACGGTGTAAGTTTCTGCTCAAACTATGGTGAGTTGCAAGACGAATTACAACAAATCAAAGAAGAGAAAAAGGAAACTCAACCAACATCGCAAACGCAAGAATAGCTTCTTTACACAAATGTTTATGTATTATTTCAGCCGTCTGTACGTGAGTATAGGCGGCTTTTCATTACAACCGTCTTATTGTCATTTCTGAACCACTGAAAAACACAAATCTCCCTTTTATAATGTGTAAATTTGAAAAGATTTATTCAAGTTAACACTTTATAAAGTATGAACATTTACGAACAAATTTTGGCAGGACTCAGAACCAAATTCCAAGGGGCTGATGATGCCACCCTTCAGCGTATGGCAAGCAAGAAAGCTGAAGGAGTAACGGACGAGAGCAAGGTAAACTCTATCGTTGAGGGTATCTCCTTTCAAGACGTTCTAACAAGCTATGGCGACTATCGGGCTGATGGTGCGCAGAAAACCGCAGTTTCAAACTACGAGAAGAAGCACAACATCAAGGACGGAAAGCCAATCGAGGAACCAAAGCCACAAGACCCATTACCAACACCGACTCCACAATCAAATCCAACGGAACAAGTGCCAGCGTGGGCGCAAAGTCTTATTGACTCTAATAAGACATTGAGCGAGAAGTTAGCAGCAATGGACGCAAAGACAAAGGCGGACGAACGCAACCAACAGATTGCAGCAGTGGCAAAGTCATTCGGTATCCCTGAATATGTCTATAAAGGAAAGCAAATCGCTGATGATGTAGACCTTAATCAGTACTTCACCGATGTGAAGCAGGAAATGCAGAATGGTGGATTCCAGTTCGCAAAGTCTCCCGAAGAGGGAAACCACGAACACAAAGACGATATGGATAGTCTTTTGGATGGCGTCAATAAGCGAACCGAGGCTATCAAAGCAGAAAACGAAAAAAAGTAAATCATTATGGCAGCAGGAATTAAGTTTGAATCCACGCCTCCTATCGAAAGGGAGGTTTGCGACGAGAAATCTCTATATCGCCTCACAGATGGTGGTATGGACTTAGACATGAGTAATCTCCCTAATAAGGGATGGTTGCCCGAACTTACGCCTATCTATCGTGATAAGGTAGAGCGCAAGGCGGTAGTGTGCATTCGTGTCAAGGTAGTAGAAAAGGCTACCACGGGAGCGACTACCATCAAGATTGATAAATGTCCTTTTGCGGACTTTATCAATGTGGGCACGTTACTCTCTGACGGGGAAAATGTCATCACTGTAAAGTCAGTGGACACTTCCAACGAGGATTACGACACAATCACCACTACAGAAGCGACAAAGGCTGATTTGGAAGTTGGTAAGGTGCTTCCCGAGGCAAAGAGCGAATCTGACGCTAAGGCTAAGAATATTGCAAACTTCGCTTCATTCGGTTGGCGCAACTTGGCAAAAGAGAATACCGTCGCATTGGTTGGTCGTGCATATTCAATCATTGAGGACAACCTTTACATTCCTTTCACAGAGGAAGATAAGGCGGCTCTCACTGGACGTTTCATGTTTATCTAAAAAAGGAGGAATATATGTTATTAACAATAGATTCGTTATTGAATAGCCCTAAGTTCCTCAAAGCGGTGATAGACCGTTCTATTGTTACTATGGGCGAACTTGACAAGGTATTTTGGAAAGACTACCTTGTTTATGAGAGAACTAATCCCGATGGTTCTTTCAAGACTTATATGGGTACACAGGTGGGTGTCATCGCAGGTACAGTTATTGACAGATATGCAGGGAAGCCTGTCAGAAAACGCCATGCTCTCACAAGAGGCTTCGGTGAGGTGGCTTGCTTAGGTGACGCTTACCAAATGGACAATACTCGCCTTGAACGCCTTAACTGGCTTATAGAGGAGTATAACACATTGACCATTCAGTCAAGCAACACCGATGCCATCTCTGCTAAGATGGACGAGATTGTGAACTTCATGGTTGATGACGTACGCCAATGTATGCTTGCTCCTATGAAACGTCTTGATATTATGTTGGGCGATTTGCGTTTCAACGGTTCTACCAAGGTAAATGGAAAGGCTAACAAGCAGGGCGTATCAGTAGATACAGTAAAATTGCCTATCTACAAAAAGGCAGCCACTTCTGCCGACAAGGATAACATCCTCTCTTGGCTTGAAACGGAGTTCGTGGATAAGGTACGTTCAAAGGGTATGCTTTTCGCAACAGCCGAGATGAATCGCCACACATTTAATAAGCGTATCGCTTCGTCTAAGGAGTTCCAAAGCAAATTTACGATGAAGTTTGGTGATATGGAGTTCAATACAGGCGGCATCGTTACTCCCGATATGGTAAACCGCCTTATCGAATCAGTAGGCATGCCGTGGCGAATCCGTATCAAGGATGAGTATATCCAAACATCAGAGAGTGAAATGGTAAATGCCGTCCCAGATGACAAGATTTCATTCTTGCCTATGATGGCGGATAATACCAAACTTGGCTTTATGCGTTGGAAGAAGCCTTACGAAATGACCGACAAGGTTAATGATGGTCGTGCCTATCAAGAAATTGAAGATGGCAGGGGATTTATCTCATCTAAACGAACTGACGAGGGTCGTTTTATGGAGTATGGTTTCGAGGCTATCCCAGACATCAATATTCCTAACAAGATGGCTATCGCAGACCTTTCCAAATTAGGCTAATGAACGTAAGGGACTACATATCAAGCAAGTTTCAGTCCTTCGGCATACAAGTGTCGGAGGCTGACTTGTTGGATATGTCTCTCAATGCGAAAGTAGCAATAGATGATGATGTGATGAGTGATAACGTAGATTCTATTTCTGTTGCTATTGCCCAATTTATTCCATCCCTTTTGCTTCGTCCTACTTCTATCAATGAGAGCGGTTTCTCTATGTCGTGGAACACTCAAGGCGTAAAAGATTATTACTCTCTCCTTTGTAAGAAGTACGGATTGAAGGATGAACTCAACGACAATAAACCGAAGATACGCATCTTATGATATTCGCACCCCACATATTGCAGGTTAAAAGGGTAACACCACTCCAAGAGGACGAATACGGACACCCAATCCCTAACACGGGAGGTGAAGAGTGGGTAACACTCTGTAAGTGCCGTTGTGATGACAACACCACAAAAGAGTTTAACTCTCCTAATGGTGATGTTTACAGACCTAATTTTCACGTAGTATGTGAGATGAATGTGGATATTAAAGCAGGTACAGAGGTAAGATGTCTTGAGGGGGAAAGCGTACGAGGAGAAGGCAAGGTTTACATTGTAAAGAATGCTAACTATTTCAATAATTCTGAATTATGGTTATAGATAGTGATTTCTCCGATGTAGACCAGTTCTTTGATGCTTTAGAGTGGGAAGTTCAGAAAGGTATGATAGACGTTGGCGATGCGGCTGTTAAGGACGCAGAAGAAAGCGGAACATACCAAGACCACACACTCACTTTGAGAACGTCCAACACATTCGATGTAGACAAGGACGGATTGACATTAGAGAACACCGCTCCTTACGCATCATATGTCGAGGCAAAGGGATTTGTAGTACTGAGTGACCCTGCATTGAGAGCAGAGAAGAAACTAAAAGAAATGTTTGAATGATAGTAACTACCGACATAGCAGATATTCTCTACCGAGATTGCAAGGCGTTTGGGATAGATATAGTTCCTTTCGGCAAGACCATTATGGGCGAACTGAAAGACGAACGCATTACTATCCATGTAAAAGGACAGACCCCGAGCAAGTATTGGGAGAAGTGCTTTTGTGACATCAATCTGTGTGTTCCCGATTTAGGGGTGAACATTGCCAACACACTTCGATTAAAGGAATTGGAGCGAAAGGCAAAAGAACTCTTCAAAAGCGTAACGGGCGAGTTTGACGGAACAAGATACAACTATGAGATAGATACTATCCACATTGAAGCGGACACTGCTTTGAAGTGCCATTTTATTAATTGTAGAATATTGTTTAACGCATTAAACGTAAAGTAAATATGGGAAAATTTTCAGCCGTTGGCATTAAGAAGATTTTTTATGCTGACATTTCCGTAATCAAGAATGACCTTACCGCAGCAAGTGCAAGTACAATCATCAAGGCTGCCAAGACAGCTAAGAATGAGGTAATGAACGTGCATGGTGAAACATGGAACATTGAAGAGAGCGAGGCTTCCGTTACTCCATACAAGAACCAACTCACGGGTCAGGCATATCGCTATGACACCACTCAAGGCGAGATTACACCTCAGTTCTCAATCGGTCAGTATGACTATGCTGCCAAAGCTGCTCTTATGGGTGGTGAAGTCATCAAGAAGGGAGGTGCAGGCACTGACAAGGATGACATCGTTGGTTGGAAGCGAGCTACTGACAAGGTTGTCATCAAAAAGGCTCTGTTCTGTCTGACTGAGGACGATGTATGGTTCATCTTCCCTAACTGTCAGATTGTAGCACGTGAGGCAAACACCGACAAGGCTATCGCTATTGCAGTCAAGGGTCTTGTTCAGGCTCCTACCGTTGATGGTGTGTCACCAGAGTATAACTTTGACGAGTCAGAGGTTAAGGCTTTGGCATAGGGTAAGGATTCAGGATAACATCGGGGTGGAACGTGGCGAAAAGACCACCTCCACCCTTTTTTATTTTCAGTATGAGTAAAGCAAGTAAATTAGTATCAGATGCAATCTTAGGCAATGACTATGCGATTGTATATGTGAATAATCAAGCATACGCTATTCAGCCTCCAACGATTAAGCGGTTGGCAGGTGCTATATCGTGTATCAGTGACATAAATCTATCAGAGGGTAGTTCGATAAAAGAGATGCTCCTGTCTGCAAAGGATAGTGAAGCATACGCAAAGGCTCTCTCGTGGCTTATGGTGGGCGATTTATCCAAGACTAAGGAATTATGCAATGGAACTCTTGAGGAGGTCGTAGATGCGCTTGCAGCAGGTTTTGACCTTATCGGCATAGCCCCTTTCTTGAAAGCTGTCAGTTTGACGAAGAACGCAAGCCTGCTGGCAGCAACACCGAAGTAGTCGGGAATAAGACCCTTTTGGGACAAATAGCGTCATTCATGGATAGCTTGCATCTGACGTATGACGAAGTAGTTAATCAAATTCCTTATCGCAATCTCATTATTATACAGAAGGATAAACAGCATGAGGCTTTCGGTGACGTGGTGAAGAAAATCAGCGGTAAGGAACTCGCAAACAGAAGAAGAAAGTAGATATGGCAGAATTGAAATTCCGTGTACAAGCGGACTATGAGAAGGTTCAGCGGTTACGAGACGAGATAACGAAATTAAAGCAGGAGATTAAAGGTGTGGATGCTATTCAAGACCCTACATCCTTTAATAAGCTGAATAGTAAATTACAACAGACATCTAAGAAATTAGGGACTGTCACGGGTAAGATTGCCGAAGCATCTGCTGCAATGGAAACAGACTTTAAGCAGAAGATATTTGCAGCTTCGCAGGGCGTCAATGACTTCACTGAGAAGATTATTGCTCAGAAAGGAGTAGTTAGGGACGTTGCCGCTGATGTTAAGCGTTTGGGCGATGCTTATCGTGAGTCTGTTAAGTCGTCTCCTTTGACATCTGATGCCAAACTTGCAGAGTGGAGAGCAGCCAAGAAGGCTCTTGATGAAGAAAAGGCATCGTTATTTGCTCTCACACAAGAGCAGGCAACGGCAAGGCTATCAGTAAAGAAACTCCGTGATGAATACGCATTATTACGACAAGAAGGTGGCGGAACGGCAGAAACCATGAACATGCTTACTGGTAAACTCAAGCAGATGAGCGGTATGCTTATTGGCGGTATGGGACTGAAAGAACTTGCAAGTAGGGTTATATCCGTCCGTGCAGAGTTCGAGAGCATGGAAACATCCCTTAAAGTCCTATTGGGAGGTAATGAGGAACGTCTTAGCAATATTATGGGGCAAATTAAAGAATATGCCCTTGCATCGCCTCTGAATACGAAGGATATGGTCGGTGCGGTACAGATGATGACATCCTTTGGTATCGAGGCTGAGAAGTCTATCGACTACCTAAAGGCTATCGGTGATGTATCAATGGGTGATGCTGGTAAATTCAACTCCCTTGCACTTGCTTTCTCACAGATGAGCAGTGCAGGAAAGTTGATGGGCCAGGACCTCATGCAAATGGTCAATGCTGGGTTCAACCCGCTTGAGGAAATCGCTCGCAAGACAGGAAAATCTATTGGTGAACTCAAAAACGAGATGTCAAAGGGTGCTATCACTTCAAAGATGGTGCAGGATGCCTTTATATCCGCTACATCAGCAGGTGGTAAGTTTTATGGTATGTCAGCAGAGGGCGCAAAGACGCTCAACGGTCAGATTTCCATGCTTCAAGAGTCCTTTGATAATATGTTCAATGAGATAGGCTCTAAGGGTGAGGGAGTTGTTATGAGTGCCGTAAAGGCTGCAACGTACCTTGTCGAGAACTACGAGCAGGTAGGACGTGTTATAGTAGGTCTTGCTACAGCGTTTGGAATATATCGGACGGCTGTAGCCTTAGCGACAATGACAATAAATGGATATACCATTGCTGAAACGCTTGCATATACACGTATGCTATTGTTGGAAAAGGCTACAAAGTTGCTCAATATGAGAATGCTCGCCAATCCTTATGTAGCAGCAGCAGCGGCTTTGGGAACTCTTATTGGAGCAATCATAGCAACAAGTGATGGTATTAGTGAACTTGATGCTGCTCAAAATACGCTTAATGAAACATTCAAAGATGCAAAAGAAAAACAAGACCAATATAAAGCAGCTACGGAGCAGGCTATATCTGTGGCAAGTGATGATAAATCAGCTACAGATGACAGAAGAAAAGCTATGAATCTTCTTATTTCACGTTATCCTTCTATAATTCAGAAGTATATTGACGAGGAGGGGCATTTGAAGAATATAATCCAAATGAAGCGTGAAATAGCTGTAATAGATGGTAATAAAGCCGTTGAATCACATATACAACAGTCTAATAAGTACACTCAGATAAGTAAAACACTCCATGCGAATGGAGAAAAGAAACTAAGCGGAGGTAATATATCTGATAAAGATTCAAAAATCGAAGATGATGCCATTGCTCAGTATGCCAAAGCACATAATAGGTCAGAGTGGAGTGTGCGTGCGTTTGTTCCATATAAAGATATTATGGAATATTATGATAGACTTGCAAGCGGAGAAAGATACCAATCAAAGAGAGTCGCGGCTGGTAATGCAATATCTCGATACCAAGATACTATTGGTAAAATGAGCAATCAGAGGCTTAATGCTTTATCAAAAACTTTAGAGAAAAATAAAGGCAGCAAGAAAAACATCGTATTCCCTTATAAAGAACTAAAGGGGGTGTCTTTGACTTCAAAGGAGATAGAACAACTATCTACTTATGTTAATGGTATTAAGGAATCAAGAAAATCTCAACCGCTATGGGTTGCATCAAGAAATGCCGCAAAATCAGAAGTATTAAAAGCAAAAACTCATCTGGAAAACCTAAAAAAAAGTGGCAAAGCGACTGTTGCACAAGTAGAGGAGGCTCAAAAGAAACTTGATACGGCTAACGAAAGCTACAAGAAACTATCGGGAAATTCGTTAGATAGCGAGGAGAAATCATCTGCTAAAAGTGCAAAGAGTGCCGAAAGTGCAGCCAAAAAGGCACAGAAAGAACGTGAAAAAGCACAGAAAGCACGTGAAAAAGCAGCAAAAGCCGCAGAGAAAGCAGCCGAGCAGCAGAACGAAGCCAACGAGAAAGCCTTTGAGATTGAAACAAAAGCGAAACTTGAGAATAGGCGAAAAGCGGAAGACTTGGCAAACGAAACCGAGCAGGCAGAGATAAACATCCTCAAAGACGGCAACGAGAAGAAACTCCGACAGATAGAACTCAACCGCAAGAAAGAGCAAGAGGCTATCGACAGAGCATTTGAGGACATCAAGCAGCAACGTATCGAGCAAGCTAAGCAAAAGTGGGAGGCAAACCCAAGTAACAAGGGCAAGAACTTCTACAACAGTTCCGAATACGCTTATGCTTCATCTAATGACCGATACACAGATGAAGAATACAAGAACTATGATGCAAAAACAAAGGCTGCATGGCATAAGTATGACGAGGAAATTGCTAAACTCAAAGATGCAGAGATAGCCTATGAAGATAGCCTTATCAAAGCCAATGAGTCTTATTTTGACAAGAAGACAGACCTTGTAAAGAAGTACTCAAAAGAGGTGTCTGATATATACAAGGCTATCGCAGAAGCAGAGAAACGTGGCGATAAGGAGAAAGCGGATGCCTTATACCGCACACTGACAGAAGCAAGGGCAAACTACGGCAAGGAACAGATGACACTTGCCTTTGAGCAGTTAAAGAAAGACCCTAACTATGTAGCGGCATTTGATGACCTCAAAGGGGCATCTACCGATACATTAAACAGCCTTATTGGTAGGTTCAGTGAGGTTAAACAAGCAGCAGGAGAGGCACTCAACCCCGAAGGAGTAAAGACATACTTCGATGCTATTAACGGAATGATTGACGAGCTTATCAGTCGTGACCCTATCGGAATGATAAAGAAACTCACCGATGAGTTAATCAAGCAGCAGGACGAGTTAAAAGCATCCGAGAATAGACGAGATAGAGTAAAGGGTGGAGAGAAGATTGTCAAGAGCATAGGCTACAATAAAGACCTTAAAAAGTGGGTATCTGAATATTGGGAGTTGGCAGATGCAGAGGCGGACGTTGCTGCAAAAGGTCAGCAGGTAGCACAAACCACCCATAAGATAGAAAACGCACATAAGACACTTACGAAGTCTATTCAGGGTGTTGCTGATAAGATGGGCGAGTTAGGCGGTAAGATAGGAGGACAGACAGGAGAGATATTCTCTCTCTTTGGCTCTGTGATGACCTATTACCAAACTATCTCTGATGGTGTTACGGCTATCGGTAAGGCTGGTTCAAACGCTATAAAAGCTATTGAGTCGGCAAGCGTGATATTAGCTATCATAAGCGCAGCTATTCAGTTGATGCAGACCCTTAGCAGCGTTCTTCCTAACCAAGATGACTTATACGAGAAAGCAGCGCAGAAACAAGCGGAGATAAACAAACTCCGTGACTCTGTGAATGATTATCGTCTTGCAGTAATGAAAGCACGCCACGAGGAAAGTAATTGGTTTTCTGACAGTGGTCTGAAAGGTTTGCAAGATGCCTACGAGGAACATGGGCAAGTAGCTGAAACTTATTACAAGAAGCTCAACGAGGCGCAAGAGAAGTATATAGATAAATCATCTGGACTGAAAAAGGCTATGATACCAATCGTAGCAGGTGTGACGGCTATCGCAGCAGTGGCGGCAGGCGTGTTTACAGCTGGTACGGGAACTGTTGCCCTTGGTGCTCTCGGTTCATCTATCATCGGTGCTCTGTCGGCAACAGCCGTAACGGCAACAGTGGCCACGGCAGCAGGTGTAGCAGTGGCAGGTCTTGCTGGTGCTATCGTTGGTAAAGCTATTGACTCCGCTGTGAGTTCTATTACTTACAAGAATGGTCAAGTAGCAGCAAAAGATAATCTCCGCATTCAGACACAACATAAGTCTTTTTGGCGAGGTCAGAAAACTGATGACCTCAAAGAATGGGTTAAAAAGCAGTATGGCAAAGACCTATTCGGTGAAGATGGCATGATTGATAAGGAACTCGCAAACGAGGTTCTGAAAACGTATGGTCACAAGCTGCAAGGCGAAACAAAGGAAACATTGGAGAAACTCGTAGAACTCAGAGAGAAATACGATGAGTTTAACAAGTCTATCCATGAATACGTGTCTAAGATGTATTCCCCTTTGGTGTCTGATATGACAGATGCGGTGTGGTCGTGGCTGAAAGATGGCAAAGATGCTCTATCAGAGTTCAAGAACTCGGCTTCAAAGACCTTTGCGGATATTTCTAAGGATATGGTTAAACAACTTCTTTTGAAGAATGTGTTTAGCAAGTATGAGGATAAACTATCAGACTTGTACAAGAAGTATGCAATGAAGGCTATTAACGAGAATGGACTCGGAGCAGCATCAGCGAACCTTGCAGGAGAGATAGTGGATAGCATGAATAGCTATATACCAGTAGCGCAAAGTCTGTTAAAGCAGCTACAAGAAGGCTTTGCGTCAAAAGGTATCGACATCACAAGAGAGGGTGACAGCTCGCAGACGGCAACCGCTAATGGAGTGACATCTATCACCTTTGAGCAGGCAAGTAACATCATTGCACTCACCACAGCAGGGAATATCTCACGTGACCAGATAAAGGATATTCTGACGGCTAAATTAAGCACGATGGACGCATCTATGCGTGGTGTTCAGATGATGGCGGTAGAACAGAAGTCTATTGCGGACGAACTGAGAACGATACAAGCGAACTCCTATCTTGAGTTGCAGGGTATTCACGATGACACATCTGCAATGAATAAGACGCTCAAAACAATGAGTGGCGATATGTCAGAAATCAAACGAGAACTTAAAAAGATGTAATATGACAGAATTAATCATTAACGGCAAGGATGCCTTTACAGAATGGGGCATAAGAATGGGTGACGGCTTTCTCGATACCCTTAACGGATATTTCCTAATGAAGGAGTATATCACCAACAACGACCGCACACAAGATGGGGTTCAGTATGTCGGCACTCCTAAGGTCAATGAGCGCAGTATTGTCCTAAACTTCACTATGGAGGGCAGGGATGCGGCAGATTTCAACACAAAGAATAAAGCCTTTATAGAGGTTATGCGAGGGGGCGACGTGTCTATACAAGTTCCTAATGACGGCACGGATGTTTATCATCTCAAATACACTGGAAAGAGCTGCACCTTTGCAAGGAATACAGAACGAACCTTTGCAAAGCTCGGACTTGCTTTCATAGAGCCAAACCCCACCAATAGGACATAAAAAGAGGGTAGCTTAACGGCTACCCTAACACTTCCAATTCTTCATAGAAATAAGTGCCACATGGCTCGTTAGTTGTTGCTTCAACACATTTGTATTGACCATTTTCACGAGCAACGACGCGCACTTGATTCCCATTTGAACGAATACGGGCGCACATGCCGAGTAAATCACGCGGTTTCTGTACATCTTCAACTTGTGGAGCAATTTTTCTCCTAAGTGCAGCTACATCATTTGTCATTATCCATAACTTGAAGAAAAGGATAATTTGCAATATGCCGAAAATTATCAGCACGATTGCGAATAGATTTAGGTCATTCATATTTTAATTCGTAAATTATTTTTCTCAATTCATTAAACTTATCTGGATTTTTCATATCCTCCCAAAAGAATTTCTTGTATCTATTTCTATTAAATCCATTTTCGTTTGTATAAACAAGAAGCATTTCCTTATCACAGAGAATTATAATAGGTGCTTCTAACAAATGTGCGTAAGAATTAGCTTGTTGAAATGCTGCATATACTTCTTTTTTGTTGTGCATGGAAAGTTTTGCCTCTATAAGTACTTTGGCAATGTAGCCATTATCTGTTTTTGTACAATGCAACGCAAAATCAGGATATATTCTTTCACCGCGTCCAGCCCGTAATGGAACTTGTCGCATGTAGTCTGTCATACCCATACTATCAAGTAAAGGTATTAATAAATGTTCTTCTACATCTTTCTCTAATTTTATATTTGTACAAGCTATTTTAGGCGCATATAAAACTGGTAATTTACTTGTATCGTACTTTTTTGTCTGTATTATTCGCAAAAACTCTTGATAATCCCTATTACTTATTTCCCATCCATTTACTCCTTGAAAGTTTTTCCTGACAAGTGGATGAGAAGAAAAGTATTCATCGTTCTTTAATTCCTGCAAAGTTACATGTGGTAGCTTTATTCTACTTCCTATGTATGTGTTAGCATAGTAATAAAAGAACGGGTCTATAACACCATCTGTTTGCGCTATCCACATACATGTTATTGCACATATAGGAGAGGTTTCGTAGTGTATGAGAATATCTCCTCGCATAGTATCCTCATTAGCTTGCCAAAATGTAAAATCCAAATCTTCTATTGGCATAATCTTCCCGCCAATAAACCATGCCTTAGACGGTTTCGGCAATTCTGTTGGAATATTCTTTGTAAGCCCTTGACCAAAGTCATAAAGCATAGCGCATAGCTCATACGGAGATAGTCCATTTTCTTTACGAAAAGAATATAGTATCTCGCATAGTTCCCAATAATACATACACCGTGCCCTATAATTACTCTTTTTAGGTGGTAATGGCAATTCTATATCGAATATATCAAATACTTTTATAAGGTCAAAGAAATGGTATCGGAATATATTAGGAAAGAAATACTCTGGAGCCTTGAAAAACAACATGAAAGATATATCCATATTAGCCATGAGATATGTTTTGTAGTCTGCTTTTTCTACAAATGTATCCCCGTCCTTATACAGGATTTCTCCGTCTATAATTTGTTCATATAGATTTCGTGCGTCATCTATATTGGTTGGCAGTGACATATTCTCGATTGCAAGTTCCCATAGAAGTTCACAACAATCTTCCATACTGTCTTTATCTGAAAACCTTGCCTCCATGGGATTATATTTGGAGACAATATCATATATAGATACATTGTGGGCAGCATTTTCAAATAAACTAATAGTTTTCTTGCCGACATCAGTTTGTTTATACAAGCCCCATGTGTACTGATTAAACTTCATTTCTTTGTTATGGTTACTTTAATAGGATTTCCGCAGTGGGGACAAACAATGTTATTATTTTCCTTTTGTACTTCTTCGGACGAGGCGAACAGCTGCCATATAGGCACATTAAGAGCAGTAGCAATTTCTTCTGCTTTTTCTACAAGCAGCTTTCCTGCCACTTGGCGGCTCAATGCTTGACGGCTTACGCCCATAGTGTCAGCAAGTTGCGAAAGAGTTATACCCTTTTCTTTTAATATTTCTTTTATTCTCATATTG